GAGTTACCACCAGACGCATAGATCTCCTCCTCGAGGACGGCCTGATTACCAAGGTTCTCAAACTCAGGTGACCAGAAATCGTCATACTCCCTACGGGTCCAAGTCCGATGCATCGCATCCATATAGACAGTCTTCGGACGAACCGTCATCACGCAAATAAGATATCCGTATTCAGGCGCGAAATACTTGTAAGGTCGCATAGCCATGGCATCGATGCCGTGGCCACGAAGATCACCCACGTCCTGTGTTCCGCTGTCAGCGGTGGAGATGACTTCAGAGAGAGAGAGAACCGAACGTCCACCCGCGACCCTTTCAGGACGCTGCAAGCGCGCGTCGCCCGCGTTCACGCCCATTGCTCTCAGCATATCCGAATAACGATCACCAAATCTGTTCCGTCGCTCCCGGTACCTTTGCACAGCAAACCCGGCACGAAGCTCATTGATATCAAACTCTCCTCGAATGTTTGGAAACCCAGCATTGTTCGGGTCTTCCTCGACAGCAAGCTGCTGTGAGCCAGTGTTTGTACCAGTGTAACTCTGAAGCGCTGAAGCTCCCGTCTCTGCAACATTAGCCTGAGCTGCAGACAACGTACCATTAATCGTACCGATACCCGTGATAGGGAACGCAATCTGTTCCGCACCCGAGCCTTGCTGCGCATTAGGTCTACAGGTCGTATAATAGTCCTTCTGCCAAGAGGCACGAAGCAACGTCAACTGATCCTCAGCGACAGCACTCGTCAATTGCTCATCACGGAAGAACTCATTGTAAATCATATTATAAGCTCGGATCGGCAACGCATTTATTTCCAGTCCGGCAGTCGGCGGCACACCCAGCCGGTCCACCAACCCTTCATTGGCGCCTGTAAGGGTTACCGTCGGTAAATTCGCGGACGGGTTCGCTTGAGTTATGAAGTCCTCCCAATCTGACCACACGATACGGTTCGGGACAAAAAAACAATTCACGTGAACATACACAGGATGCATCATTGGCTTCGCCAACGGAGACACACGAAGAAGATTGGTAATCGAGTGACGGAACGTGTCACCTGGCAGCATCTCCACACACCCTATAGGAACAAGCTCTCCCATATCGAAAGTCGTCATATGATAATGCGACAGCCTTTGCTTTGAACGTCTAAGCATTTGAAAACATTCCTTTTTTTTTGCTGAGAAAATTTAAGGGGGCCGAAGCCCCCTTCAGTCAGTATCGCTGACCAACGACAAAAACCCGGCGCCTACGCGGTTTCCGATAATACATTCTTCGTCTCAAGGGACGACGGTAAGACCGGAACGACCGGCGGCGTCTAAATCGTGGCATAACAACCTATCCTTTCTCTAGATGTAGCGCCATGAGGCCTTTTCGGCCTTAGTTTTGTCAAGCAAAACTTCTGCTCGATAGGATTTCAAGGCCGAAATGAACCTGTTCAATAACTAACCGCCATAGCCTCCATAATCGTCTGGGTTACCAGTCCAGTAGGGGTTGTCACCCTCATAAGGAGTCCGCTTCCTCTCTGGCTTTTCATTCACAATGGGACCTGTGATAGTTTGAATAGCAGCTGGCATCGGTAACTGTTCAACATCAGCGATAGCCGGATTCGGACCTTTATGAATATTACCATCAGTATCAATGTAATCCACATAGAGCGGTATCGGTTTTGGGCCTGTGCCCTGAGCGGTAGATATACGAGTACGGGAAGTAGCTTCGGCTCTTAAGGCCTCGGCCTTTGCTCTTTCGGTGTCTATCTGAGCGGCTCTGAGATCGTTATCTAGCCGCCTTTGGGATTTTTCCGCCCTTATCCTACCAAATTCTCCAAGAGCGTCTCCTATGGCGCTTCCAGTAGTGTGAGAACCAACAGGAGAAGAATAAGAACTAGCAGCAGGGGAACCAAGAGCAGCCAAAGGATGAATGCCCGCGGCCTTAGCGTCAGAAACAATCTGCTGAATAGAATTACTGCGTTTTCTACGACCGAAAAGTCCTCCGAGTAATTTTCCTCCCACAGAGAGCAGGGTGTTAGGATCAATAGCCATGATATTTCCTTCTCATTTAACGGCACCATGGTACGTACCTTTTTGACGTGCCTGTTCCTGGTGACTTTCTTCCAGCTAATCTCGATGATGGTCTTCTTTTGCAATGGAGTGCGCGTTGCCTTCTGTGATCCTTGGCAACGACCGCTCGCGCGGGCACTCCGTATTCTACGAGCCTATTGAGGGCTCTCCGAACACTTCGCTGAGGGTTAATCACCAAATTCACCTTACGGCGCTTGTCTCGAAAACCTCGAGTCGTAAGGCGATAGTCAACAATCGCCATGGGCATTGACCGGGCAATAGACCTTTGAATGGCAACAGGGTTATATCCGCCAGCTACCCGCTGCCTGCTGCGCCGTTTTCTCCTTGATCGTCGTGCCATTGAGCGTCCTTTCTGCATCGCGTTTCAACATCACGTTCGTCTCTTCTGAGAAGTACTCTTCGGACCTATGATAAGCATCCGTCTCCAATTTAATTAGCCACTTCGGCTTGTGCTCCAATCGGCCTCCTAGCTTCAAGTACGACTGTTTGAAGCGTCTCGCTGCCCCATCGTTCAGGGGATATTTCTTCCCATTGAACACCCACCAAGAGGGCACGGGGATCGGCTTCTGTCCATACCGCCGAAAAACCTGTTCCGAGTAACAATCGATCTGGGTAAACGAGATGGATGGTTTCAGGGAGCACCTTAAAAAGGGCGTCAGGTTCTTTCCCTTTTTCAGTGTATACCCACACGTATAAGCGGCGGTTTCTGGCACCAACCTCATGCACGATGCAAAACCGTGGACATCCGTCCACCCTCTGAGGTCGCAGAAGACTGCCTTTTTTCGAAATTCTGGTTGCCATGATTGCTCTCCAAATAGAACCATGTGCCAATGCGCGTGACCACTCTCCGAACCAAATTCTCCACAGACAAAGTACCTTGTATGCTCGTTAGTCTCCTGCCGGTGAATCTTTAAGAAGTCCTGTATGTGCTTGTAGTTCAGGTCGGAATACTGATCAGCCGGGTCGGCGTAGGTAAGTGTGACAACTCGCGAGGCAGAGTAACCGGTGCTTTCAGCCAACAATCTGCCAGTCCAAGCCATCTTATTTCTCACCCTGCACGGGCCACACCGCCTACAACGTACGCGTGTAAACGATGCAGCACCGGGCGGGGTAATCGGTTTAATGCATTCGATCCTCGAAGACATTTTGTGTCACCTGTGCATAGCGCGTCTAGTAGGGCGCTATCTTAGGTTCCACCGTCGTCGGGCTCTTCTTCAACCTCCGGTTGCTCCTGGTCGTCTCCTGGATCACTTTCGTCGTCATCCTCATTATCGTCGGATGGTTCCACAGATTTACGGAGACGTTCCTCTTCCTTACGCATTTCGGCAACCTGGTGCGGAGACAATTCACTCTCCTCGATCACGTCATCGAAATCACCGTCGAACACATCAAGGTCGTAATCATCCGGGTCGATATCATCCACACCACGAGCCGCCAGTTCCTCACGCAAAAATTGCCTAATCGCATCTTTCAGCGGGATATCCTTCTCCGTAGCCATCGTCATCGCCAACGGCGTTGGGTCCAGCTTCTCACCCTTGATCTTTTTAAAGGTCTGTACAGCGATCTGTGTCTTTTTATCAGCCTTGAGTATGATCGCTGAGAAGCCACACGTCTGAATCGAGAGGTCAACTTGCGTACCCGACCACAAAGGATGCATTTCTTCTTTCTCGGCATTTTCTGCAAAAACCTCCACAAACGCGTCCGCTGACACCTTGATATTGACCAGACAATCATGCGGGCCACCATCAGTCTCCACAATATTTCCAGGGTCACGGTGGTCGATCGCCACTTTCCGGGGCAATTCAAACACATATTGGGCTTTACCCGTCAGGTATTCCCAATCAACAGCATCAATCTTCATACGCATTACGGGTTCCTCGCGTTTTGAGACAACAAACGACGTGCGACAATCTTGTGATTACACATCGCGTAAATCTGCGGTTGAGTAGACAACGCCAAGTACACCCTATCTGTAGGATCACACTCGACAAACGAAGCATTGAGAGTCGGCACCGCGGTAAAATCCCTCGCCATGTGCCAGTCATCATCAGCAGCAGTACGGAAAGCACCACTCACAAAGGATGGCTGATACCTATAGTCATTGTGCCTCGACTGAAAGCCGAACGCCGTATCGGAGTTACCACCAGACGCATAGATCTCCTCCTCGAGGACGGCCTGATTACCAAGGTTCTCAAACTCAGGTGACCAGAAATCGTCATACTCCCTACGGGTC